ACACCGGCTGCACTACCGTATGTTGCGATTGAGGCGCTCATTGCGGCCGGCGCCCACGCAGAAGCTGCAGCGGTAGCCTGGGCCATTGTCGATGCCAGTGATGCAGCAGCTGCGGCTTGCCCCATTAACTGACTCTTAACCCACTCCACGCCCATTTGGACAAAGCTGCCTACAACACTGTTGAGGATGGTAGTGCCGATATTTGCCAGCGACTCCTGAAGGCTTTGGGTGCCGTTGATTAGCCCGGTAATGGCATTGGTGGCCCCGCCCTGGAGGGAGTCTACTGCGTCAGCCATCAGCTGATTGGTCGTGCTCTGGTTGCGATAGATTTCCCATTGCGCAGCGATTCGGGCCTGCTCGTATTCGGTGTTAGCGGCATTCATCAGTTCGAGGCCGCGCTGAGTGATTTGCCCCTTTTGCGTTTCAAACTGCTGGATGAGAGCCAGTTCCTGCGCGTGCTGATTTGCCAATTGCTGAACAGGGTCGATTTCACCAATTGCTGATTGCTGCGGTGTTACTGCCTTCTGAGCCCGGATTTTTGCCAGGTTCGCCTGATGCTGCTGTTCGATACGCAGTGATGTTTCATTGAATTGCTCAAGACTTATCTTCTTGGCAGCCAGAGCGGTTTTAAGGTCTTCAACATCCTGCTTGTAGCTCGCGTTTTCTCTGGCTTCCGGTAGTAGTTTTTCAGCAGCGGCCTGAGCTTTAAGGGCATTTGCTGTATCCCAGATTTCCCCGCGATATTTACCAGCCAGCGCGATCTGCTCTTGAGTTGCGCCTTTCCCAAGTGATTGCTGGGCTGCGAGAACTGCCTGTTCGCGGCTTAATTCTTTTGTCGAATCGGCTGCGAGATCAGATTGCTGCTTAAGGTTAGCAAGTTTTTGGGCAATTAATTCCTGCTGATTGGCTGCCTTGGAGGCTTCTGATGCGGCATCTTTGGTTTCCTTTTTTCCTTTCTGCTGAGCTTGCTGGGCGTCATATTCTGCAGCAGCCCTTTCCCTCGCAAGTCTGACGTCCGCTTCGCTTCCGCCTAACCTCCTGATGTCCTGCTCTGCCTTCAACTGCGCCCGCTTCCGATCGTTAATCTCACCCTGTAGGGTCACCTGCTCTTCTAACTTGTCGAGATAGTCCTGAACATTTTTGGGGCGTTCTACCATAAGGCTGGAAGAGTTAAATTTATCTTTAGCTTTAGCTGCAAAGTTAATGGCATTGCCAAGGTTATTCATTACCCCGGCAACAGTACCAGCTTCTTCTCCATCTCTACGCAACAGATCAATACCCTCTCTGAATTGACCGTTAGCCTGAGCACGAAGCAATCCAAGTGAGCTTGTTGTTCTGCTAAGTTTATTCTCAGCCTGCTCGACCTTGTCAGCCTGTACAGCCAGATTGCGATTAGCCTCCGCTAAATCATTAGCTACAGCTGACACCCCTCTAATTTGCGCCGCTTGTTCAATAAAGGTTTTTTTCTGTTCAAGCTGTTCATATTCAGCCCTTAAACCAGCAATTGCATCCTCCTGGTCGAGAATAGATTGCTCGGTTTTAGCGATGGCTGCGGCTATCTGGACAGAACTCATCTCCTTCATTTTTGCTGTTAATCCATCAAGGGAATCAGCAAAATCGATGCTTTCCTGCTTAGCTTGTTGAGCTTTTTGGTAGAAGTAATATACAGCTGCCGCTGCAAGCATTGCCGCTCCCGCCGGGCCGCCAATAAGAGCAAGGGCATTTTTGGCAAGCGTGGCTGATGCCGCATATGTCCTGTTTGCTAATGATGCCTGCTGAGTAGCTGCAGCTAGCCTTTCTTTGGCTGCGGTTGCCGCACTATCTGCAGCAACAATATTTTTCTGAATCGCTGCATATTCAGTTTGATAGGAGACTGCCAGGCCATATTGTTTATTGATTGCCGCCTGAGTGGCAAGTTGCCGGGCTTTTGCTTGCTCTGAAGCGATTATTGCTTGGGAATTTCTGATCTCCGCTTCAGCACTGGCAATGGCTGCTTTTGCTGCATTGTATTCTGCCGTTTGCTGCTTAATAGTTGCAGCCACACCAGACAGCTTAGCCTGAGTCGCAAGCGTTAAGGCCCCCACATAACGACTTCCCATGACAGCGGCAGTTGCAGTCAGCACAGCGCTGAGCGCGCCAATGTTCTCGCTGACACTAATGACAGCATCGTTAAAGATGGCAACACCGGTTTTTACCGTAGAGTTCTCACCAAAAAACTTGGTGATATTATTGCCGGCAACCTGCAAAGCCTGATTAATTGTTGTAGTGGTTTTAGCGAACTCATTGCCGATCGCAACCCCCTGGGAGAGCAAACCATTCACTACAACATCGGTAGTTAATTTTCCCTCAGCAGCTAATTGACGCATTTGAGTGGCACTAACGCCTAAGGAGTCAGCAAGCGCGACTATTATGCGATTTCCTTGCTCGTTTACAGAGTTGAACTCTTCTCCCCGCAACGCCCCCGAAGCCAGCCCTTGAGACAGTTGTATAATTGCATTCTCGGCTTCTTGCGCCGTGGCGCCCGAAACAACAAACCCCTGGTTAATAATGGTTGTTAGCTTGGCCAGATCGTCAGCGCTGGTACCATATTGCCTTGTAGCTCTTTCAAGCCTGGTATAGAGAGATGCTGTAGCATCAAGGCTTCCGCGAGTTTGCTGGGTGATATTGAAAACACGCTCAGTTACATCAACTAACTGCTCGCTGGGACGCAAAGCGTTTGCCAGCTTGTTGTTGAGTGTGGTCCAGGCATCTGCGTAATGAGAGACCTGCTGCACCGATAGAATCGCCATTAGTGAAGCAGCTACACGGCTTAAGCTTCCAAAAGAAGACGAGAGGGAAGATGCAGCCTTGTCAGCCCTCTTAAAACCTGAATCCATGCCTTCGGTTACGTCACGAACCTGTTTATCAGCACGCAGTAGCTGAGCCGTATCAGCCTTTATTACATATTCAATATCACCTACGTTCTCGGCCATTTCATTTTCTCCGGGCAATAAAAAACCCCGCCGGAGCGAGGTTCATTGATAATTTTAACTTTTACTTTTTGCTATCAAAGTAATCTGCAATACCATTATTGATGCTTACCAAGACATCTTGTTTTCGTTTAGAGATCTCTTCGATTTTCTCAACAACAATGCCTGCTATAAGCGTTATCGAGCCAATGATTGCAAGAGCTGAACCGCACATAGCATGCAGTTGCCTAGTAGCTAAGAGCCCTGTGTTATAAACTTTCTCCGAATATCCTACAGCCACATCCATGCTGAAGGCATACCCCACCCAGCAAATTCCCACTATAGCTAACAAACCACCTATTGCTTTATACATATCCCTATCCCCTTTGGTAAAAGATGAGGGAATCGTATCAGGGATTTTGCGCTCAAAAAAGAAAAGCCACCCGGAGGTGGCTTGTCAGCATACATAGCAGATTAGCGGTTTTCGCAACCAAGCTGAGACTTATCGATGATTTGCGTTCCTTCGACACGGAATCCATATGTGCCGAACAGGAAAGCATGGTTAAGCTGATAGATAACAACATCGCTCAAACCTACAGAGCACTTATCTTTTTCAATGGCGCGATCCATTGCTGTTTTGACGCTAGGAATGCCAAGCGGGAAAATGACAATCGGAGCTTTGTCTTCACCAGTCACACGCTGACCTTTTTCAAACTTTGCCGCGTTCAGGTTGTAGTTTTTGGTACTACCCACCGTCATATCAGCAACACGAACAGTACAGCCGGACAGCATTAAAGCCCCGAGAACTAAAGCAACTACCTTTTTCATTTTATGTTTCCTTTGATTGCAATCGGAAACATCTTAACAGCATGTATTTGATGATCAAATTAAACCCGCAGTTAAGCGGGTTTAATTGTCACTACGGGAATTTCGAAGTTAGTTAGAACAGCTTGCGGAGGTCTACGCCATAAACGGCGATCCACGCAGCGCGAGGCCAGGACTTCACGGTGCCAAAGCGTGGATCTTCAACCTCGTGCGGTTCTGCGTCATTCTCCCTGCACCACTTGCGCAGTGGCTGCCATTTGAATTTCTGTCCCAGCTTCTTCTCTACCGGGATAATAGCGGCATAGTTTTTTCCTTCCCCGATGCGTTCCGCCAGTTTGTTTTTGGCACGAACAGCAGCGGAAGCTGTTGCCATCGCGGTTACTTCGCGTTTCTCAGAGATCCAGCGCTTCTCTTTAACTGCACGATCGCGCTGTTCAGCAATAATGCGGTTCTCTTTCACTTTTGTCAGGAGGTCTTCCAGAGCTGCTTCATAGGTCAGCGGGATACCCATTGA